TTAATTTCAAGCAATACTGGCAATTTATTTAATTTATCAACAATAGCAGATTGAATATCTTCTTGATGGTTGTAGAACCAAGCTCCGCCATTGTTCTTCATTCTGTGATAAAACGCTATAGATGAGTCCTGAAATCCATCTATGCAGAATTGCTCATGGTTGCCTCGTATCGACTTAAACCATCTTTCATTTAATAGGTTGATACACTTTTCATTCTCAAAACCTCTGTCCACTAAGTCGCCAACAGCGATTAGCAAATCGGATTCAAAGTTAAACCCAATATCTTTTAGTTTTCCCATTAATTGGGTGTATTCACCGTGAATATCGCCAACAACAAAAACACCTACATCGCTATCAACTTCTAAGCGTTCAATCATTTTTAATTCCTCATTAAGGCATTGTTAGAAATGTGGCAACAGTCAATGACTCTGCTTTCGGATGCCTCCTAGCCACGTATTAATTATGCCATACTTGTACCAAGATTGTTAAGACTTGCTTCAACTCCACGCATTGCATCGGAAGTAATACCCGATACGCTCGAAGCTGTTGTGTAGATATTCAAGTCGCTAATCTTCACATCAACGGAACGGCTTTGCATATCAGATTGCAAACCTTTGCTGTTGTAAAGCTTTCTTGGTGTAGCGCTTTGCTGAACCATGCCTTGTGCTTGTGCAGCGCCTTGTTGGATAGCTCTCTGAATCTCAGCAGTGCTACCATGGGATGCCATGTTTATGCCATCGCCATCATATTGACCTCTACCGCTAGTATTTTTGATTGACGCCCATCGAGCAGCAAGAACATTGTTTTGGAATTGCTGTGTTGTTGCTTTTCCAGCCTTAACAGCATCCAATCCATACTTGCCTTTGCGTAACATAGCCATAGCCATGGCATCTTGGTTTTCAGGGCTAAATAAGTCTTTATCGGATAGTCCAGCAGATTTAATATAATCATCAAATCCAGTGTAAATAAACTGGTATCTACCTGCGGCGCTCGATCTTCGACTTGCAGGTATTTTTCTATCCGCTTGCTCTTTGATTGATGCTTTTTGAAGTTGCTTAACTTCTCCAATTGTTAGTTTAGATAAGTCTTTACCAAACATTGATCTTGCTGTTACACGAGACCCCCTAAACATGGTGTTGTAACCTTCACGACCAGTAGTTCCAACTTCTCCTTTTGCAATTAGATCAAGAAGCTGATTATTAGAGCCACCACCAACGGCAGGCGATTGCAATTCGCCACCACTAGAGCCACCGATTTTAAACGCACCACCCAACATAAAGTCAGCAGCTTTATTCCATGCAGGGCTAATAGCGTCCTTAGCACGCGAACCAAACTCAGCAAACATTTCTTTAGCTTCTGCTGATGCTCCTGCAAAGTCACCGCTAAATAGCTTCTGAATGATTGACGCATAGCCTTTGAGTGTTGGGATAACTTCTGCCATTACTTTGTCGGCAAGCTCCCCAAAACCTTTAGTAAGACTCTCAACGGAAAGTTTTGCACCATCAATAAGGTCGGAAAATTTACCCCAATCAAACAACGATTGGCCACCTTCAGCCCAAACTTTGTAGTCGTCATAAAGCAAAGTGAATGCAGCAGCCAATGCAGTGACAACTAAAATAAACGGAGCGAATGGGGCAATAAACGCCAGCGCAGCAATCAGCGCCTTGCCAAACAGCGGAATAAGAACAGCACCCAAAACAAATGCCATTGCTTCAAATACATTCTTAACGGTCTTTTGGTGATCCTGTAAAAACTCGAAGAATGCTTTAGCAAAATTGGTTAGTTTTACAAGTAGGGGGATAATCGCATTACCGATCATCAATTTCATGCTTGCCCAATGTGCAGACAATTGTGCTTGATTCTTGGACAGCTCTCGACTTGCCGCCAATTCCTCTTTTGATGATGTGTACATTTTGGCGTGATAGTCTGACATTTCTTTCATGGCATCACGGCCTTGCATTAATGCTGCAATCGTGCCTTCATCAAATCCCATGTCTTGACCGAGTGCGTAGGCTTGCTCACTGTTCATTTCTGAAAATGAATCAGCCAGATCAAGCATCACTTTGTCTACATCACGAAGCTTGCCTTGACCGTCTACCATTGCAACGCCAAGATGATTCATAAATGGAAGCAGGGATGTATCGCCTTTCACAACAAAATCATTCATGCCTTTGTTAAGGCCTTTCATTGAGTTTGTCATGCCCTCAGCAGTACCGCCTAAAGCAGCGCCTGCACCACGCATACCATTGATTTTTTCAGCAGTTAAACCAAGTGAGGCTTGAAGCTTTAGCATTTCCTCATTGGCTTGCCGTGTTTCTTCTGCTACGTTTTGCAAAAATCGGATGATACCAGTTGCAGCAGCCAAAGACGCGAAAACCTTAGCAGCACCCTTTACAGCATTAGCCAGCCCCTCAAAGTTTTTGGAAACCGCACCGCCTTTCTTCTCGACACCATCTAGGCTTTTTTCGAGCCGTGTATCGGTCTTAATGGCATTCTCAGCCTGAGCTGTATACTTTGACGTATCAAGCCCAAGCGTTACCATGATTGCATCTACAATATGAGCCACTATTTAAGCTCCTCTATAATTGCTTTATTGTGTTTAGCAACTAAATCCACCTCTATGACGTTTAACGCATCCTCTAGGCTTAGGTGTAATGCTAAGTCCGTATATGAAACAAGCCCTGTTTGTAGGGCTTGAAACACGGTATCGGATACGTTCACCGTCTTAGAAAGCAGACTTTCATTAATTGACAGCCCGCTTTGTTGCCCTAAGCTTGCGAACTGCCGTCTGTTAAAAAATCAATATGAATCATTAAGGCTTCTTTTCGGATTTGCCATAATGTTTTAATTGACTCAATGTCAGAATCTAAAAGGATGTCGCGTGGAGTTCCACCCGACGGCACAATTCGAGCGCAATCAAGAAGCTCATTAAGTAGGTCGGTTGCAATCTGTTCTTGCATATTTCCAAGCCCTGCAATCACAACACGGGCAAGCTCAAGCATTCCACCCGAAGTATTGACGTTTGAGAAATCTAAATTACCCACATCAACACCACCGCGAAGCATTGCAAGCAAAGCGCGATTGGCCCAATTATCAGCATCAATTACAGACATTTCGGTAATGACAAAGGTTTTCCCCTTGTCACGACCGTCCGCAATAACTAAATCTTTAGTCTTACGAGCCATCTTATGCAATCTCCGTCAATGATGTTGGGTCAACTTCAAATACTGACTGGCTGCCTTGTAGTAACTTAGTAGCGCTTACGCCTGAGTGCTGAGTGTAGAAGCCACTAAAAGAAGCGGTTTTACCTACAGACGGCAATGTCAATTGAAAATCAACAGCAACGATTTCTTTGTTTTTAAGGAAGTTCGCAGCGCAGTTTTCAAGGATCGCTAATGATGGTGAGTTCGCTTCTAGGTTTAAGCCGAAAGTTTGCGCGTTAAACACAAAACCGCCGCTTAAATTACCATCAGCGCCAGCTACAGTTTGAGCGAGTGTGATGTCGCCTAGGTTGAAAATATTGTCAGCCTGAAATCCAGTGAGCTGAACGTATGAATCGTAAATCCCCTCACAACGAAACAGTAGGACACAGTTCGCAGCGGTCAAGGTCTTTTTGTTAATAGCCATGCTTTAAACCCCTTACTGTACGTTAATTGAAGCAATGTTGATTGAGTGAACCGAACCGCCATCTGTATACCATAGCTTAATCGGGAATGAACCACGTGCAGCGCGAACCTGTGCAGTGGCGTCACGAATCATTAAGTAGTAGCCCTGATTAAAGATAATGGTCGCAGCATCAACACCCGCTTCATTATTGATAATCGACTTTTGTTGCTCAGATAAAGCCACGCCAGTTTGGATGCCACCGAAGTCAAGCATTTCATTGATTGGGTCTTGAGCCGAAGCGCGAACTTTAGATTTTCCGACTTCATTGTATGGAACTGACTTGTTAGCAATAAGGCCAGTAATTTGCACTAACTGCAATTGGCTGTTGAAGTAGACTTGATTTAGGTGCGCGTCAACCCACTTAAATTCGCCTGAGACAATCGAATTGCGTAGGAAGATGAAACGGTCATTGGCAGTTGCAAACGCGCCATAATAAGCGTATCCGTTCGATTCAAGGGTGTTCGCATCGTCTACATCCGTAACGCTAGGCGCTAGTGTTGAAGTAGAACGGAAATCCATTGTTGTGCGGCCATTCAATTCACTAAAGTTTAGTGACGCAGCATAGCCCGCACATAGAGCAGCATGTTCAAACGTACCGTAGACACAAGTCACATCAGCGACATTGTTTTCTGCAATCCATCCCGCAAAGTTTGTTGTGTTGTTTGCGATTAATGCTGTTGGCTCTTCGCCATATTTAACCAACCAATAACGGTGATTTTGCAAAGATACCCAAGTTGCGATCTCTTTTTGAATATCGTCAGTTAATGCGGTTGAAGTTTCAGCCACAATAGTTGATAGATTCAACGTGTAGTTGGTCAAACGCTTCATTGCAGTAGTTGCAGTATCAACCGTTGTCACATTATCTAATTGCGCACCTGTAAGCTCAGTTAAGGCTAAAGCTTCAGCAGCCGCACCAGTAGCGAATGAAATAGAACTTGTCGCACCAGTTGTACCCGATGCAATAACAAACGACTGTAATTGAGTGTCAAAGGTCACAGCAGCGGTTAGGGCGGTCGCAATCAATGTGGCAGCATTACTAAAACTTGTTGCAGCAGACAAATCAACTGTGCCTGTCGCAAGAACACCATCGATAGTTACGCTAATAGCGCCTGTAATCGCTTTTAATTGATCAAGCGACATAGAACGTAGTGATGCACCTGTTAATTTTGCAGCGCTGTCAACGGCAGAATATTTAGAGATGAACAGTGCAGACGGCTTAACAGTTGAACCTGTAAAGCCATTGAAATAAATCTGAGCGAATTTGTACTTGTCAGACGTTGTACCGTAGTCATTGCCTACAGCGTCAGCGTTTGAATATTCTTTAGCGACAAACTTTACGTCATCACTAATGATTACTGCGTTAAGTGCCATTGCAGTACCGCCCGCCCCTAGAACTGAGGGAAGTACCGTAACGATTTCACTTGCTGGAATGGATGCT